TCAACGTCAAACATTAGATCAGCACAACCGCCAAGGTTGCCAGCCGCATTGCCCTTTGGCTTCACGGCCCGAATATAACAACCACGCCCAATTAAGGTTTGTGTACGGGTCAAACATGTCGTCAGGTGTTAAACCCATTTGTTCCCACCATTTGTGGTGTGCATACCAGTTCGCTTGGATAAGCCCGTAGTCCCTGCATTGGCGCCCAGAATCGCTTGTGCTGCACGCTGACGGGTCACAACGGCTTTCACGCCACATAACTTTTGACAGCGTTTTAAGCGTCTTAACGTCATTGGGCCACCCTGCGTTGACGGCGGTACTAAACCATTGGGCGCACGGCAAGTCCCGCAATTCCTCAGCAAACACAATCGGCGCAACCGTCGTCGTCGTAAGCGGCGGATACAGCTGACCCACAACTTCGCTAGGCGTGTATATCTGCACGGTGATTCGAGGGCTTGTCTGCACGGCAGGCGATTTTGTAGGGCCGTTGCTAAACCCTGTCGCCACCGCCCAACACATAAGCCAGGTAAATAGGGCTGTACCTATAAAGCGTTTAACAGTCATTTGGGTGTCCTTTAGTCGGGGTAAGGTCGGGATATGTCTACCGATTAGGTGCGATGAAGTCAAGCACCCTTAAAGATGGTTTTAAACGCATGGGCCACAATGTCAGGATGGTCTGCTAGTAGCGGGCTTATCTCGACATGGACCCATTGACCGTTTTTGCTGCCAATAGTGTTCTTTTCGTATATACGCCAGGCGTCCCTATCGCAACGGTAGCCAGCGCCCCAACCAAACTTTGACGGCTTGTAGGTGTTGCTGTAATCGTGGATTTCCTCGACGCCTAAAATGTCCCTGTGCGTGTATAGGAAGTCAATAAACTTGTAGCGGGTCACGGCGTCACAGGACAGGTCAAATGCCCGCCAAGTGGCGTGAACGGACTTAGGCGGATTGGGCATACCTGAACCGTTGATATTGCGATTAGCAAAAATGCCTAGAGACTTGACGCCAAACAGGAATTTGCAATAATCCACAAACGCTTTAGTGCCTTCACGGGGCTTTTCGTGTACGGCGTCACTTGTACCGGTATAGGGCCTACTGGTCATCGCCTTGTCCTTTGTCTTTTAGGCCGTTGCTGGCGAGGATTCCAGATAGGGCGCCTGTAAGAAACAACATCATTGGTGACAGTAAAGCCCAAGCGGATTCGTCGTTAGGGCTGACGTCTAACGGCTGTACGACAAACAGCAGGCCGTACAGTAGGGCGCCTGTTGACCCTAGAAACGCTAACGCTAAAGCGATACCTACGATAAGGATTAAGCGGGCTTTAATTTCGCTGTTGCTGTATTTTTTCACGGGTTACACCTCGACGCTGTTGGGTTCTCTTGGCAGGTTTGACGGGTTCTATCACCACAGCTGGTCACCACAAACATTAAAGCCACAGACAGTAAAGCGGCAGCAATAAGGGTTTTCAATTTGCGCCTACGTCTATTGCATAAAGTTCAGGGAATCGGCTGCTTAACCTAGTCGCGGTAGCGGTACCTGCGGACGACTGCAAAGTGGCCACAATCGTTAAAGACCCTGACGCTGTAGCCGTATAAATGCTTTGCATAACGACCTGTCCGTTAAAACCTGAAACGGAATAAAGCTGTGTGCTGTTGATGTTTGTTCCGCCAAGGCTGCTTTCCCTCAATCGGGCGGTAATCGTTGAGTTAACGGTGCTACTTATAGACGGTTCGCTGTAGGTCAACAGATAGTTTCTGCCGCTAACAGCCGTAAAAACGTAGGTTAACTGGATTTCCTCAGCGGTGATAGTTGAATCTGTTGTTGTTGAGGTGACAGGCGTAGCCATAAGGCCACGACCAAAACGATTCATTTGGGACGCAGTTAAAACATCGCCAATAGTGAACGTGGTGTTGGGCGTGACAGCCATAGCGGAACCTTACCAGCCTAAACGACTTGAATCTAGGACACCATTAACGGTGTCGTTTAATATAAACATGTTGTAATAGGTGTACGGCGACAAATAAAAGTCAACTTCGGTGCGGTCAGGGTATCCCCTGACTGTCAAACCTTCGGTAACGGTGCGTTCCGATTGCATGACGCCGCCTGGCGGTTTGTAATCCATAGCCAGATTTAGAGTTTGAACCAACATATATTGCAACTCAAAAATAGTGTTTTGGCTGACGTCTTGGACAGTTAATTGGTATGCCTCAGTTGTTGGGTCAGCCATGCTGTTAGCAATCCATTTAGCGGTGTTTTGCCCGTCGCTAACAGTTAAATCTAAAGTTGCGACAGTCACGGCTGAATAACCTAAAGTTGCGGCATTGTCGTTTGTGTGTGTTTGAGTCGCTAACGACTCAGGGGTTACTTGCGCTTGGTTTACAAAGGTTTGGTTGCCGATGGCTTGTACACGATTGAACGTTTCGTAAATAAGTGTGTAAGCATTTGTAGGCCCAAAAATAAAATTGTCATCAAGATTATTTGTCGACGTGTACCTCAAAGGGTAATACTGGTGTTCGCCAAGAACACAAGTAAAATTTCCCCTGTCTGTTGCAACAATTTGATTTAAACGACTTGCATAGTCGCTTGAATAAGTTAAAGCGCCTCGAATTGGTGAAGTTGCGCCGTCTTGACTAAAGTTGCCTGGGTAAGATAATAATGCGTCTATTTCGTCTATTTGCGTTGTGTTAGACGCCAACACTTGCGATTGCGCTATTTGCTGTCCAGCTATAACCCAAGCGTCGCCCAAAAGAATTGTTGCTGTGGCGTCGTTGGCGTTGCCTGGCGTGTCATTGTAAATAATGCCTTGCACCCAACCTTTGAAAGTAACTTCGGTATCACAAAAAATATAGACTTTTTTACGGTAAGACAAAGACGCTGCCGCTACCTGCCCCGAATTGTTACGCATAGTAATTTGGGCTGTGCCACCAGGGTAATTATCTAAAACGCTTTTACGTCCCTGCGTGTAGGTAAACGATTGCACGCTAGAAGTAAAATAAAGAAAATCGTCTTGATTTCTAAAAGTCCAATCAAGTTTTGCCATTACATATTCCGAATGTTGACCGGCACAGGGCCCGAAGTCCTGACATAGCGTTGCAGGGCTGCCACGACAGCGTTAGGGTCTGCGCCCTGCACGTTAATCGTAATGTTGTTGCCCATACCGCTGCTGCGGTTTAACGGTATGACCGCTTCAGGTCCCGCTTCACCAATCATTGCCAGGGTTGGTCCTGTCACAATGCCGCCATCAGCTAGTCGAGGGATACTAACGTCAGGGATTGAACCAAAGTTAACTAACGGTCCCGCTGCTTTGTCTACGCCGTCTAACGCAAGGTTTAACAGTTTGATTGCGCCGTTAATGCCTGATTCCATTAAACCTAAAACGCCGTTCATTACGGTTCGGTAAGCGCCAATAATGCCATCAAAAATAGTTACAGCAAAATCTTTAACGCCTTGCAAGACACCAATTATGGAATCTTTAAATTTGATGATGCCGTAGACAGCTAAACCAAACGGTCCCGTAATGATTGCCAGCAACAACGGCCAGTTATCTTTCACCCAATTAAAAACAACTTTTATGCCGTCCCAAAGCAACCCAAAAGCGTCGCCCACAAACGCAATGGCTTTACCGAAAATGTCAAACTTCTTTTGCAAAACCACAAGAATTGCGATAATTGCAACAATGGCAATGACAATAAGAAAAATAGGGTTTGCGGCCATAACAGCGTTAAACGCTAACTGTATGGCTGCACTCGCTTTTGTAATTGCTGTATAGGCGGTCATAGCGGCATTGACGCCAATAACGGCTAAAGCCAACCCGCCAATCACAGCGCCCAAAATGACTATGACCTTAGAATTGCGTTTAACAAATTCGGCTAGTTGCAACAGTTTTGGCAACAGTTTTGAAACCAGCGGTGCAACAGCTGCGCCGATAGATTCTTTAAATTCGCCCATCTGAATTCCTAGATTTTTCATTTTGCCAGCGGTGGTGTTAGCGGCCGTAGACGCCTGGCCTGCAAACGTTTTACCTAAAGCAGCAAACACTTCGTCCGTGGAAGCACCGTTTTTAATTAGGTCCGCTAACGCTGGGTCTAGTTTCTTTAATGGTCCTAATTGCCCGTTAAACGCCTTTGACAGCGCCTCGGATACAGACCCTAAATCTTTGCCAGTACCGGCAGAAATATCTAATGCCATGGTAAGTAAATCTTGTGCTTGCGTAACGTCTTTAGTGCCTCGAAGCAAAGTGTCTAAAGCGGGGCGTAAATCGTCGTCTGCGACGGCGGCGGCCATGCTGGTTTTTGTAATAAAGTCCTCAACAGCGGACACCTGTTTATCGGTTGCGCCTGTTGTATTTTTAAGCGTTGTGGCAAGTTTTTGGGCGGCGGCGTCGTCCTCAGCAAACGCTTTAACAGCGTCAAAAGCGACAGCGCCCAAAGCAGCAACAGCGATACCAGCAGGAACAGCGGCTTTCTTAACAGCAAATTGGGCTTTCTGCCCTGCGGTTTCAAGGTTTTTAAACTCTCTAATTGCATTTTTAATGCCCGTGTCTTTAAATTCTGTAATCAGCGGAATTGTTATGCCAGCCATGTCAGTACCTAAGCCTTGTCTGCGTTTTAGCCGCTACGTCTGCAACCAAATCAGCCAGGTTGCTTCTTACTTCGTTTTCTTTGGCGTCAGCTGCGGGCCACATGCTTCGAGAAGCTTTACCGTATTTGTTCAACGCTTCGCCAAATTTGTTTGGGCTACTTCGCCCTGCAATGTCAAAGATTGCGCCGCTAGCGTCTTTCTGTTGCACAGTAAGAAACGCTGACTTACTTGGACGCAACGACACCTTGACGCCACGCACAGCCTTAGTCTGCACATACGGGAAAATCTGTCTGCCTTTAGGCGCCCATTTGCGGGCCATACCAGATAGCGGCGCTGGGCCTGCGCTGTTTAACGTTGCCTGGGCGTCAAGCACAATCGGTTTTAAAGCCGTGCCTGCTTCCTTGCGAAATTCTTTAAATAGGGCAGGTTCCAATTTTTTTAACTCTTTTACAGCGTCACGGATTCCAAAAACTTCAGTTGATATCGTGACGCCAGACATGCCTATTTCCTTTCGTTTAACACCTTTAGGACCGTTGCAAGGTCGTTAGTGTCAAACTCTACTTGATGAGGCCAATACCCTGTCGTTGCCAACAGTTGCGCTAAAGCGAATCGGTATTGCCCTCGACGGTAGGGTTTTCGGGTTCGTTATCTACAACTTCCAAAAGCACAATGCTTTTAATGAAATCGTCTAGGACTACCGGAACCACAATGCCGTTTTGCTGTAGTGCGGTATGGGCCATAAACGCCAGGTCTTCCATGCCGATTCCTTCGCTGATTTTGGACGCCTTAGTTTTAAATCGGCGTTCCCAGGCAACAATGGTAAACAGGTTGGTAGTGATTTCTAATGGGCCGTCGCCTTGGTCTACACGTAGCGTTAATTTCATGTCGGGTTCCTTTGTTTGTAGGTTGAAATTAGCTAACGATGGTGGACAGTACGCCACCCTTAAAGGTTATTGAAATAGTGCTTAATTCGCCCATAGAGGCGTTGATGACAGGTAGGGCTTCAAGATAAGCGCCTACTAGTTCAAAACGAGGTTCCGTAGGGGACGCTGTGGTTAAGCCTGCAACGGTGTTAGAAACTTTGACTGTGGTTGTCGTACCCACAAGGGCCGCAAGTGTGGCGTAAGTTTCCGACGCTGCATAGGACATATACAAGTCAAGGGTAATTTCCTGATTAAACAGGCCTGACACAAACACCCGTGACGTGCTACCAAATGCGGTTGATTCAAGGGCTTCGGCGGTGTTTGTGACGGTGGCGCTAGTGCATTGGTCAGTTAACGAAACTGCGTTAACGACGACGCCTGGGTTTGAAAGATAGGTGCTAGTGGCCATGGGTTAATCCTTTGGTTGTTCAGTAGTAGTTTTAGCAGATTTTGTTGGTGCTGTGTCCTCAACAATGAAACCGTGCAACAGTAACGCCTCGACGTTAACGCCTGATTCAGGTTCGTATTTGTCGCCAGGTGTTCCCACCCGTGGGCTGAGAATCTTGTATTTCATGTCATGCCCCTTGTGCTTGTAGGTCTACGGTTAAATCATAAGCGGCGAAAGTTTGGCCGCCTACGGTAACAAAGCCAGGGCGCCCAGACTTGACAGCCACATTGCTTGCTAAAAGCGCCGCAGACATGCTTAAAACGTTGCGTAAGCCGTCTAAGTTGCCTGGCCCTAATGTCAGCACCTTTACGCTAAAACTCATTTTAACGATGGTGCTAGACAGGGCCTCAAAATCTGGTGCGTCTAGAAACACGCAAGGCGGGTTTATCTGTTCAGGGTTAAAGACAACCCGTAGACCTGTGACTGTCGCAAGGGTGTCTGCAAGGTCGTCTATGGCCTCATTGAAAAGGTCTGTGTAAACAGTCATTAGGCAACCGCTGGTCGAGGGATACCGGCAAGCTGTTTAATTAGCGGGCTAAGGCCCGTGCTGACAGGTGTACCCATTTCTGTAAAGCCCGAAAAATCGTTGATAGCGCCACGCTGACGATATAGGGCGCCCGCATACATTGTCGTTGCAAGGGTGACATCGCTACCAGGTGAAGTTGTCAGGCTGTCCGTGTAGCCCGATTCTTGACGGCGACGAAAAATTAGATTGTTTGCGCTGTCGGCGCATTGTTGCAAAAACGCTGATTCGTCTACGCCAGCCAATGCGATTCCAAGCCACAATTCTAAATCGGGGCCGTCAATCCATGTGCAAGTTTCGGTATATGTCAAAGTGCCTTGTGGAATAGCTGCGCTGCGTTCAAGGTTGTCGCCTGCGTCGTAAAACAACACCTGGTTAGGTATCGGCACGTCGTAGTTAAACATCAAGTCGCCTTGACTGTCTACACCCGTAAACAGGTATGCGGGCAAAGCGTAAACGTTGTGTGCGCCGTTCAAACTATGACCTAAGCTTGCCAGGGTAAAAGGCAAACCTAAGTCAAGGTCAGGTTCTGTCAATGTTTGAACAACAGCGTAATCGTCTAAACGCTGATGAAAAATAACTTGATATACAGCCATTGGCGGCTAACCGCCTTTCGACTATGCCTGGGTGATTTTGCGAATCATTGAAGTGTTAGCAGCAAACGTTGCGGCGTAACCAAACATTGACATAGTGCGAGATACGGTGCTTGGGTTTTCTACGGACAGTAGGCCACGGTCTGCACGATAAATTTCGTATGCGTTGCTGTTAAAAATCACCATAGTTTTGGCAGCAAAGTTGTTGTCAACAACAATTTGCAAGCCAAGTGGGTTGGCGTTTTGGAAAGCGTTGATTCCGCCGTTGCCAATTGCGTTAAACGCATTAAGGCCGCCGCCGGTGTAACCGAAAATTGGTCGTTTTTGGTCATCAACTAATTGCATCATCGTTCCCCAAGTGGCAGGGTCAACAGCGATATGTGTTGGCAGGAAGTTTGTCGCTGCAACCGTTGTGACGGCGCAATCGTAGATTGACTTTAAAAGGTCAGTAACGGTCAGGTCCCAAACGCCATCGGAAGTTGCTGCGGTTACGAGGTTGTCGCAAGCGAAGTTGTCGATTGCCCGTAGGTACTGTCCTGCAAGGTCTTGCATGATGACGGCCATAGCTGCAGGGTCTGTAAAGTCAACGGCTTGGTATGACAGGGTGGTTGCGCCAGCAAAAGTCTTTTTAGTGACGGTGTTGCTAGCGATAACGCTGGTCGTTGCTGATACGGCGTCAAACTGTGCGGATTGTTCTGCAACGGTTGGGTGTGTGGTCCAAGTAGGACGGATAAAAGTTGCACCAGTTCCGCCACCAGGCATGGCCCGTGTCCCGACGGCTGTCAACAGCGGGGAAATATAGTTAATATCCGCAAAGACAGGTCCCAGCAACGGCAACGGGACAATACCGGTCACGTTAGTTGTCGTGACGTCACCAGCTGCCGCTTCGATTGGCGACTTGTGGTAGGCACGGTAGTCGTCCCAAACTTTGACAGCGTTAGCGGCTTCAATTCCGCCTTTGTGGATTGCGGCCATATATTCAAAAGCGCTTGGTAGGCGTGGTTCACGCTTTGCGCTAGCAAAAATTGGTGCGGTTGGCACTACGACTTCGGCTTCGATTTCCATGGGGGTTTCCTTTTCGGTTTCAGGTTCGGCTTCGG